ACTGCTTGAGTGTTTGCAAATAATTTTTTAGTATAAGTTTTATAATCATCTACTGTTACACATCTACCTTGAGCTGCATAATCTAATGGAGCATTAAGTTTTATTGATTGTATTGTTTCTGCTTCAGAACCACCAGTTGCATTTGATACACTTGTAACTGTAATTGTTGTAACACCATCAATGCTTGATGGTGATGTAAATGTACTTGCTCCATTTGCTAAAGTTTTATTTGTAACCACATATTGTAGTATAACAATATTACCATCTGATAATGCTTTACTAACTGTACCATCACCAAAGTAAATTTCATACTTACCACTATCAGTTTCTTGTAAATAATACACTGTGCTATCAGATGATAGTTGAGTTATGTCTGTTGCTTTAGTATAGGTTGTAGTTGTAGTATCAGATGAAGATGTTTGTATCTTAACTGTTAAAGTTGAAGTATCACTATTAGGATTGTTTAATAAAAATCTTTGGTCTATATCTGATGAATCAACAGTATATCTTGTTGTAATATAAGTACCCTCATAAATTTTTACACTATCGAATGGAATAGAACTACCTGTGTTACTTGAAGTAACATCAGCAATTGTAACAAATCTATAATTTGTACCATCAATAGTTGTTGTGAATGCTGTGCCTGATGACATTGTTTTTGTATTTGCATCTGTTGTCAAATTCACATTGATTGTTGCATAGGGAGCTCTTACAGATGACACTTCATACCCTAAAGTTTTTGCATGAGATACTAAACTTGAACGAAGTGATGCACTATCTAAAAACATTTCATTTGCCAACATGTTAGCATTAAATCCTAAGTAGTGAGTATTGTATGCAAGAGTATCTAATAGAATGTTCATACCAGAACCTTCAAAGTCATAGTCTTTAAATTCTGTTTGTGCTTTTAAATATGTTTTTAAATTATCTTTAATAGAATCAAAGTCTAATTCTGTTACTCTTAATCTTTTATCGTTTGTTGCCATTATCTTATTCTCTCTAACATGACTGATAGGTCTACTAATTCTGTGGGTGCATTAGTTACATAAAACTCTATTGTAACATTGTAAATATTCCTATCAAAATCTGGTATTGCTCTAACTGATACTAATCTACATCTAGGTTCAAAATTTTCTATAACATCTTCTATCTTTTTTGCTAATACAGCAGCTACCATAGGTGTCATGTTTTCAAATAACATTTCACGAACACCACCAGATATCTCTGGGTGGAATGGTTTCTCAAAAGCATTTAAGTTTATTAGATTTCTTAATGACCTCTTAACTGCTTGTATATCAGTTACTTTATTAACATCATTACCTACAGTTTTCTTAGTAAAGAATAAATCTAAATCAGAATACTGTCTAGTATTTCTACTGATATCATTATGAGCTTGTGCATCTTTATAGGCCGACATTGGAAACCTCTAGTTATTTAATTATTATTTATAACAGATGTTATACAAGTTTAAGTTTTTTATATCTTCTGTCATAATAGATTCTTCCATCAGCATCTTTTTTCCAATCCCAATCACCCTCATACTGTGCATCTTTAAAAGCTATCTCCTCATCAAGACCATCTTCAATACCCTTATCATATGTAGCACTTTGGAAAAGTCTTAGTGTCTTACCTTTAGACAAATATGGTCTCTCTGGTGGGTCTTGCCAATACTTACTGCCATCAGCATACAGCTCATATCCATTTGCTCTCTCATGAAGACTTTGAATGTAACTGTCTGAAAATCTTTGTAATGGTAGTGGTACTCCTCTATATGTTTTATCTTCATAGAAGCCTGGTAGGATTGTTCTATTTTTTTTATACTCAGCAAGTTTATCTTCTCTATATCTTTTTTCTCTATCCTCATCAGTTTCAGAACTTCTCCAACTTTTAGTTTCACCACCAGTATCACTCACTCTTAATTTTTCTTTAGTTGTTGTGTCTGTAACAGTTTTAGGATTTGTTGTTGTAGTTTTTGTAACAGTTTTTGTAACCTTTGTATAACCTGGCGATTCTTCTACAGATACTTTTATTTCTTCGGTTACTAATGATACGCCATCTTTAGAAGTTTTACTTATTGTTTCTGTTACAGCTTCTACAGATGGTAAACTAATATTAGCTGGTAACTCAATAGGAAGTGTTTCACCATCTGGTAATTGTAAGTTTGGAAGTAAGTCACCAACATCTCCACCTGTTTGTATTTGTGAAGCAAGAGAATCAATATCCAATCCTTTGTCTGCCATTGCCGTTCCAAACTGTGATGTTATATTTGCCACTTGTGTGGTGTACTGTTCAAGTCCTTGTGGTGTGGATGTATCAAAATTAACAAGTGTAGCAAATTCTCCTTGCATGTTTACATTAGGAACAGTAGGTAACTCTGGTATCATACTTAATAATGATGTTTGTAAATCAGCAACTTTAGATTCTAATGAATTTAATAATGCTGTAGCATCTGCTCCATGTGAAGCAATCAGTTGGTCTTTAAGTGCAAGAGCATCTGTAAGAGTTTTATTTAATAACTCATTTACTCCCTCTAAATCTGCTGTTGTAAAGTCTACCATTATGCTGTTCTTCTCCACATGTATGCTGTGATGTATGGTTGTACAATAGTATGAGCAGAACCACCACCAGTGGCATCAGTTGTCATTGTTCTACTCGGGTCTGTATTATCAGATGCCGATGGTAAACTTTGAGTTTCATTTTCTCCATTACCTCTTAAAGTAGCTGTGTGAGTATGTGATGGTAACTCATCAACAGTTAGTGTATGAGTTTTTGAACCACCCGTTTCTCGTACTGCATCAAAATCAGTATCGCTTGAATCAACACCTACTATTGTTCTACCTGTTCCAAATGCTGTCCATGTTCCAAAACCTAGTAGTGTACCAGGGTTTGTTGCAACACCAGCATTGATATAAATAGAACCAACGGGATAAATTGTTTCTAACATATGTAATCGTAAACCTTTATCACCACCTGTTAGATTTAATACTAAATCATTTGAATCATCTACATCAAGATTTATCTTAGTAGAATCTGTGCTGTCAATTTTTATATCTGCCATTGTTCTCTCCTATGCATTCGGTGCCGATGTTATGTTAGCTGCCAGACCTGCTGTATCAGTATGTGTATGAGTTGTAAGTGCAATAGTATTTGCAGTAACTTCTTGTGTAGTTGTAATTGTACTTCCACTACCAGAAAGATTTATAGTACTTGATGCACCCTCGAATGTCATTGTTCCTACTGCCTCTGATTTAATATCTAGATTTGTTGCAGCCTTAACTGTCATGGTTGTACCAGAAGCTATAGATGTACTTGCAACACTAAACAAAGAAATATTATTAGATGAAATGAAACCAATATCTTTTGATGATACTAAAGTATAACTATCAGCTGTAGTAATGTCTAAAGTTCCCCCAATCGTTCTTGTTTCTTTTCCGCCTATTGTAATATCAAAATCTTTTGCCGTTCCTTTTTCTGTTGTACCAACTGCACCTGCAACAGAGTTTGCAATATTATATGCGTGATTACCTTTTATTTCTTCTTCTAGATTACCACCTGTTTCTCCAGCACCAATCTTAACTTGTTCAGACTTACCAATCTTTCTAGTAAAGTCACCACCAACTTCTAATATATAATCACCTTCTATGAGTTCTCTCTTTGTACCACTACAAGTTAAATTAATATCTCCTCTCACATAAACATTAGAACCACCAGCAATTAATTCATAGTTGTCACCAACAACCTTAACTGTCTTTGTACCATCAGCAATTATTTCTTCATAAGTTCCAGCAGTATGTTGTGTGAATAATCTTTCACCCTCTGGTGTATCATCTATTTCTTTGATGTGACCTGATTCTGATTCATATACATGATTGAAAGGATAGATACCTGTTGTTGTTGTTCCTCTTGATTTAGGTTCATCAAAACTCCCAGCAGTTTCTTTTTTACTTACTGTTGATACTGTTGATACATGTGGTTTAGTTGCTGTAGGTATATCTTTAAATTCTGTTTCACGCCTATTGATAAGTGCTCTATGAGTTTCAGCATCATCACCTCTTGCAAGTCTTGATACATCTGATTCATTTAATCCATGACCAGAGTGGTCAATTGCTTGCGATGGGTAATCACCATTTGGGTCATTGAATCCCCTTTCAATATCTGCATGTTCTTGTGGATAACCAGGTAGAGAACCTATAATTAAAGGTTGTTGTTTTTCATTTGCATCACGAAAGAATCCGACTACCCATGTTCCCTCTACTAGAAAAGATGGTGTGTTTCCTAGTCCTTGCATAGATGGGTCGGTAGTAGGCAACATGACATGCGCCCACGGCAAATCTTTAGATGGGATATCGTTTAAATCTTCTGTGTGGTAACCTAAACAACGGACTTGTACTCTACCTAGTTCTGCAGGGTCATTACGATTTTCTACAACACCAGTAAACCATACAAAGCCATCGAGGCCCATGAAATAGTTTTCGTTCATGTATAGTATTTATACTAGGTGTTTCGGTAGTCTAGGTAGATATTTCCAGCAAGAATAATTCTTTCTTCGTTCATGTCCGATGCCTTAGGCACTTCGTGTATGACATGGCCAGGAAAGAGTATTATTTCATCTGGTTTAGGAAATACTTTGAGTTTTGCTTCTCGAAAGTATAGGGGTGGGGCATTGTCAGGTATCTGTATATAATAACACCATGACCACAATGCAGGGCCATGAGTATGGGGTTGTGTATAATGTTTGTTATCGTAGATTGCTCCCCAACAATCAAAGGTAAAAAACTTTTCTAGTTGTCCTTTCTGGTCATTCTTTATGACACTCTTTACAATATCAATTGCTTGATTACAAACTTCATTGACTGATTCATATTGTTTATGTAAAAACCAATTGGTCATCCATGCCTTGACATTACTCATTCTTGCTTCTTCGTGTTTGTGAGAGCGAATGATGTTTACCATGTCTTTATGTAAGTGGTGTAAAGATAGTGGTCTGCGTATCACTCGCTCCGATTTTACAAAGGTATGAAATTCAGATTCTTTCTGAATGTTGTTCGCTAAATCTTTTAAAGACATTATATTCCTAGAAATTCATCATTGGGTACTTCTGCTTTAATATTGTCTTGTTCTATTTTTGTTTTCATCATTGCTTTACATTCTTGCATATCATCATTGATAGCACGAATGTCATCTAGCATTCTATCTAAAACAAAATATAGATAAACTGCACCCAGCCAAAAGACTAGTACAGTTATAGTTAATATAAAGTTTATCATAATGTTTACCTCTTATACTTTATCAATTAAATCTCTTAACAATTCATTATGTAGAATCGTAATTAACATATCTGCTAATTTTTCAAATATATTTTCTATGCTCATTTTTCTCCACTCCAAGTCTTCATTACATAAGTCCAAAACATGATTATCGTAAAGAGTTTAATTGCCAGCGCAATTCCATACGAACTATTCGGTCCCAGTATATAATAACACCAAAGGCCAATAAACCCCAACACTAAATATCTCATATGATTTCTCCGATAATTCACCATATTTATTCGACGCGATTTTTAGTGGTAAGTTTCTAATTGGGGTACTTCCGATAAGACCGTACGCCCATACCATTCATTGAACCATGGGTTATTCTGAAATAACATTGCCAAGTCCGTTGATTGTATTCTACCACTATCAATAATATAGGATAGAATAAACCACTTCTGTTCGCGTATCTCTGCATCTAAATCTTGATAATCAAAGATACCGAATTCATCTCCACGCACAGTAGAGGTTTCATTCTTCATTTCTTCTAATAAACTTGTGAGTTGTTTTTCATTCACTTCCATACATCACCTTGTTTCCGATATGCATCAGTAATCCACCAATGATTGTGGACTGTATGATATGAGGCCAGTCTATGACTGCACTCAGTTCGATTGTTCCGACTAGTCCTACTATCAAAAAGAATCCGATAGTGAACAGAATTGCTCCGATGTGTTTTCTCATAATAAAGTTCTCCATAAACTATAAATTGTTGTTGCTAGTATAACAAGCCATTCAAGAAATGTCAAGTGCCCATTCATATCCAAGACACCCACATCATACCCAGTAGTATAAAGAAGAATAGTATGTTTATCATGACATATAATCCAATGCCAACTATCAGTAATTTACAAAAATCTCTGAATAGTCCTATCATCTTTCTAACACTACAAAGCTTCCAAAGTGTTTGTCAAATACTTTTATTAGATTGTCATAGTCACTTGATTTCATATTCTGAATGATACTGTCACTATCTAGTCCAAGTTGTTTGGATAGTTCGATTGCACGCTTCATGAGATAGAATGCATTACCTTGTGGTCCTGTCAAGTCTATCATCTCATACTTTGATTGTTTCTTTTCTCTTATCATAGTATTATATATTCCATAATTTTTAACAATCCATAAGTAATACCAATCACTAGTGGAAATATCAATATCAATTTTAAATACATCATGACCAGTACCTAGGTAATCTTCTATCTTTTCTCTTGTAGATAGCGAATGTCTTAGCATCTTCCATAGTACAGTTGTTCTGTATGTAGTAACGACCACCACGCGGTCTGTAGATAAATCTTCCTCTAAACTCTTTCTTAAATAGTTTTAGATAGTTTATATCAATACCTTTGAATAAACTTACCTCATGTACAGGGGAACGATATCTAGTAAAGTTCTCTAGTATTGTTTTTTGGTTGTCTGTTAAATAGTTTACACTCATCATTTTACCTCTCAAAAAATTTTTCATACTTAGTTAAGGAACCAGTCTTGCTTAGAATAGGGGGGGTACCCTCTAGTATATCCCTTAACATACTTATTACATTTATAGATTACCCAGTCACTCCCAGATTAGGTGCGGGGGGGCGGCCTCTATAATATCTCTAGAGTGGCCGGCCAGAACCATGATTCCATGTTGACCGACCCTAGAGAGAAATCGTTATAGCGTCTCGCCTAATACTTTAATCATTAGCGCGATTGCAAATAAACTTAAAAATACTGTATTCATCATCATTACCTCTCTGTTGTTGTTCAATACGAGTGCTACTGTTATCATGATAAATCGTGTACTGTGTTAAATTTCATTATCAGGTCAAACTCTTTCTTTGTTAATCCATACTCTTGCGTAGGGTCAACCATAAATCTACCGCACTCTGATGCATCGGGTTCTGTGATAAACATACCCTCATGTACGAATCCTAATCTCTCGGTTTCGTGGTCATCATCGCCATAGTAGTCTTTTACTATCTCTAATTTGATTCTTTTTTTAGTCATTTACTCTCTCTTTCTCTAGTTTATATAGCTATTATAACTGGTCATACAAGGAATGTCAACAAAAATAGGTGAAATAAAGGCAAATAAAACCCTTGACATTGGGTCAAAAGTATGATATAAGCAGCCAAATGAGAGTGATTCTCATTCGTATTTGTACAACTATTGAACAATCTCTCCTAGTTGAACCTTCAGTACTCCATGTGGAACTCCAGAATAGTGCCGCCAGCTGCATCTTTGGGTAGCTCTGAACCAATGCATGCCGTGTACTATGTGGTATGGGTTGTTCTGAGAGCTTTTCTGCTTAGCGAAGGATGGGGGATGACTGTGTGGAATTTTTTCTCAGAGAAAGTTCAGAAATTGGAGCCGATACCTAGAAAACTTATATCCCTACTACTCATATTCTTTTAAACCTTTTCTCTAAGTGGAATAGGGTGGAGAAAAGTGGTATGATGTGGAAGAAACTCCTAGTATTATCAAGGGGTTTGGCGTTCGGAAACTCTGTGATTCTACCCCTAACCTTTTTTCTCTACACTCGTACGGATATTTAGTCAAAGTCTATTTCTTGGTCATCTGTTGCCCATTCTACACCCGCACACGATATCATGCCTGGTACATACTTGACACTCTCTTTTTCTTTGTTTTCGAGTGCTATATGGGTGACTACATGTTCCTCTGTGGTCGTAGTCAATACTCCGTTCTTACACTCCTGCGTACTACTTCCATGTATATCTACTGATTGACACCATGTTTCCTTGCCATTCGGGTAGAGTACTAATAAGGGATTATTGGTCTTTCTCTTACTGTATATTCTTTTGATGATTCTTATGGTATTGTTCTGATTGTTGCTCATGATGATTCCTCTGAAAAAATCGCGTCTTACCGCTGAGGTTATTTCTTGTGTAAACTATCTTCGGGGTGTACGAGTTTGCCGATTGTGGTACCTTTGTGTTTATCCTTTTGGGATGATGATATGAGTAATACGATATAGTGTACTGCCTTGTATAAGTCCTTTTCGTTGTGTCCGTCTTTCTTACCATATCGCATGAGATACTTGATTGCATTTGCTTGGCAGAAGTCTTTGTCGATTTCTAGATTGCGTAGTATATCCATGACTTGAAACCCTTCTTCTGTTGTAGAATAGTGTTCTCCGTAAGTGTTACGAATATAGTCCTTGATTAGATTGAGTATGATGTCTTCGTTGTATTTCATGTTAGTGTATCATTCGCAATCTGGTTCTTCTTCTGTTTCTTCTTTGACTTCTTT